ACCCAAGCCGCCGCCCTCGCCGCCGATGCCGCCGATGCCGCAACCTATGCCGCCCGTGCCGCCTCTGCCGCCGATGCCGCAACCTATGCCGCCCGTGCCGCCTCTGCCGCCGATCTTGTCCATATTCTTGAGAATGAGGAGTAACGACTATGCCCCGAAACCTATCCATCATCGCCGCCCGCGCTATCGTCGCGCAAGTGTCCGCAACTGCCGACTGCGAAGGAGACTTCTACGCAACGGTTGATGACGACGAAATCGAGTTCGTCGCATGTTTTGAGACGGATTGGGAAGGTCCGATCACTTCCGATGATAAATACGGGACCTATTGGGAAACAAACTGCAAGCTTGTCGGAGCTTACGGGGAAAACACTGAAACTGGAGAAAGGATTGCAGGAAACCGTGAAGAAATGATTGACTTACTCGGGCTTCCTGTGGTTCTGGAATGGGAACAATACCAATCGCTGCACGAAATGGAGAGTGGCGAATGAGCCGGTATGTATACGCTTTGGTCGTCCCCTTGGCGTCGCTGCCAGCTTTTGCAGCACCTGTCGGGCCAGCATCAACAGTGACTGTCGGACCGTCCGATTTTACCGGCGCTATTGCCGAGGTGACGTTCACGAACTCTCTGGAAGCTGCGGGAACGTTCATTGACGTTGACCTTGGTAACGGGTTGATCGCTCATTTCGAAATGGGCCACTCCGACACGCCAGACCGGATGACCCTGACCGTCCCTGAAGGTTATGTCACTGTACCGTCATATGTTGACGTGCAGGAAGACGGTCAGGGGGTCATCGTGATTTACAGCCTTGAAGGAGTAGGAATGTGATGCACCCTGCATTCTTGGTCATGCTGGCAAGCTACTCGGTCGCGGTATGGTTGGCGGCGGCATTGCTAGGCTAGACCCATCCTGAATAGCTGATCTTGCCACGCCGCAGGATAGGCTCAAGTGCATAGCGCAGGGCGTCAATCCAGTGGTTATGGCTATCCTCAAGGATCGGCAACACGTCTCCCGATAGCCTATCCACCTTCCAACTGTAAAGCTGAAACTCCTTGATTGTGTTAGTGCATCTTGGGTGAATTATCACCTTGATGAATGACCGGATGAACATAACGCCATCCTCGACTGACCCCGGCCCCTTCTTTGCACCTTCGGCTCTCATCAATCCTTTGCGCCGGATATGGCTGATCATGCTAGGTTGTGCGCTATCCCAGCGGCTGACATACTTGGCGAAGTCCGGTATTTTCTGACACCGAGTGGTAATGTCGTCAAGCTCGATCCCTACGCCCCCAGCCTCATAGTCGATGTATAGGCATCCGTCATGCACCCATGACCTAACAGCGGCAAGAGGGTCTTGGCTATATCCAAAATCGCCGCCGAGGTATGGCCCGTCAAAGTCCGGCCCAGCTTCAAACTCACGCACCTCATACTTGCTCGCGAAGACTTGTGCGGCGGTAAGGGTCAGGAAGTCGCCTTCCCAGACGTGGCGATAAATGTCAGGTCTGTTGCGAAGGTCGTCTAGTCGCTCCTGTTCAAGCCCTTGGGGAAACCACGGGTTGCCCGACCAATTCAATTCAACAATGGTTGACCGTGACGGCGGGCTTTCCCTAAACCGCGCATGAGTTGCGCTAGTGGAACTTTCAGGGTTCCATGTAAGCCAGATTTCCGAGTTAGGCTCACGCATGACGGTTGCGATTAGCTTGCGCCAAGCGACCTCCGACACGTTTTCAGCCTCGTCAATCCAAGTCAGAAGAACGCGGGCTTTCGACTTGATACTGTCCAAGTTGTGCCGCAAACCGACGAACAAAAACCGGATATTGCCGGACTTTGTGCGGATGAATTCCTTTCCGATTTCGAATTGCGCGGCAAGCCAGTCGTCCTCTAGAATGACTGACTTTAGCTCTTCCATGGAGCTATCAGCCAGCGACCCCATGAACTCGCGTCCACAAAGGACGACACCTCGCAAGCCCTGGCTTTCCATCTGGACAGTGAAGACCGCGACCATTTTTGCGAATGTGCGGGTTTTCGCGCTTCCTCGCCCACCATATGCCCCGCGATAGGACACTGCCCCGCGCGCAGGGGTAAACACTGGCACAAGTGCGGGCGGTAGTAAAACCTGCGCTTCTAGGGCTTCCATTGCTGCAATGTAGCAATTGCTCGCTGGAAATGAAAAGCGCCGCCGGTTAGGGCAGCGCTAGTCTAGGTTTACGGGGATAGTCCCCACATAATCATGACGACACCCGCCCACGTTGCCATGATCAGCGTGATAGCCGCGATATCCGATAGGACCGATCGGATAGTGCCTTTCCTTGTGTTCATTTTGTTTCCTTTCCCTGTTTTACTGCGAAGGTCCAGCCGAGCGCGATAATCCCGTCGATTGTCAGAACCCTGTCGACCATGGCGACACGGCGGGAGAAGTTTTCAAGCGTAATCCGCCGAATGCGTTGATGCGTGGCTTTACGGTTGTAACAGAGGACTGTTCCGCCCCATGCCACTGCGTTGCGGATCATGTCGTACTGCGGCTCCATTAGAGCGCCAACGAGACCACTTGAACTCCTGCGGCCATGATTGCCGCGCCAGTGATCATTCCCCGCCAGAAAGCGCGAATTGCGTTAGCCTCTGCGCCCTTGGTAGAAGCTCTGTCGGTCTTGATCCATCCATAAGTGTCCATTGTGCGTCCTTTCTGTTGATCCTACGGGCAAAATACCATGGCGAAAAAGATGCGTCAAGTATAAAAAAATCTTGCAACACCGTTGCGGACGTGCAATAAGGGGTTATCGAAACAGGGAGAGACTGAGATGCAAATCAAGATGATCGAAGGCTTGCACCTGACCGCCACAAACAAAACCCACATTGGCAGCATGATTGCGCGCGGCATGATGGAAGCGGGGAACAAAACTTTCTCGTATGTCATCACCGATCTGGAAAGAAATATTGCCCGGCTCACTATGACCAAGCGAGAAACGGATGACTTGGGCAGGAAGATTTCGAGGCGTGGTCACTACGTTGTGGAGTTTGCAGCATGACCGCCCTTGCATCGGTTCGCAAGTTCGGCGGGGTTCTGGAACATCCATGGGAAGCCCCGGCTGGCACCAGTTTTGGGGTCTTGGCGAAGACTTCCCGTCATATGGCCGGGAAGAGGTTTGAATAACAAAGCTGGCGGGCAATCAGCCCCGCCCATTTGAACCTTTGCAAACCTCTACTCTTGATCGTCTTTCGGCATAGGTGCAGCGACAATCCGAATAACATTAGGGGCCATTGTGCCATCAGATGACGTATTGTCAATCGTCTGTGCGGCTTTGCCATCAACCCGCTCAATCGCCGTATGGATCAACCTGAGAACATCGGCGCGGATGCTATCCAATGCGGCTTGCTCACCTTCTGACAGGCTATATTCCAGCGCGACAAGCATCTTGGTTTCGATAGACAACGCTCTATCTCGGTTTGCTAGACGCTTTGCAGCATGTTCTGGCGTCATGCCCCCGGGGTTTCCTGACTGACCTGGTTTGAACGGGTTTAGGCCGCTTGTATCTGGGTTATGGTTTGCCATTCTGCAATTCTCTGCGTTCAGTGTTTGCAAATTGCACAGTCATGATGCGTTGTCCGCCTGATCCTCTTCCCATAAGTCAAGCATTGCAGCCCCTAAATCTGTCAGGTCAAGCATGATCAGCCCTGCTTCTCTATCGTGTCGCGCCTTGACGTAGCCTGCCATGATACACCGTTTTACGGTCGCCTTGGCGTTTCCTATTGTGCCCATGCCTATCATGCTGGCAACGGTTTTACAAATACGCGGGATGCCTGAATGCCATTCAAGCCCGGCATTATCTGCGATTGCGGATAGCAGCCTTCCTTCATCCTGTTGGATTGCGAAGTCGGCTTCCTGCCATGGCGGTGGCCAGCGACCTTGACTGATCAATTGGGCTTTGTCTTGCTTTGATTGGGTCGCCAGCTTGGCGCGAAGGTCGTCCTGCGTGTGGTGATCATATTCCATTGGTCTAGACTAGCGGAATAAAGCGTGGCTGGCAAGCCCCCTTGTAGTTAGTCTTGATCGGAGCGCATTAGCGGCCATTGTGGCGGCGATGAAAGTTTTTTCCTGTACCTGACGAGACTACGGTGATAACCTGGGCGTGACGCATGATTGCGCCGATGTATTCGCCCTGCCTATCGTTCATGGGTTCAAGCTGTGCGACGTGTCATCCGCGTTCCGCATCTGCACCTTTATAGGTAGTGGTTCGCTTTGTCATGCCGCTCCCCGGTTGCTATGTCAGCCGGTCAAAGTGCTGCACCACCTATAGCGGTTAGCAAGACCCCTATAGCGGTTAGGATACAGAATGGATATCCAAGGATAACACATAGTGTATCCATAATGTTAGCGCTAACACTATAGAGAAAACAAAGAGTTATTATCTCTAGTTATTTATAGGATAATGGATAGTAAGGATACACACCCCCTCTGTATCTCTGTCTCTCTTTTTTTCTAGATGTATATAAGGGGGGGGGTTATCCTACTATTCATACTATCCATTATCCATTCCGGGCTATTCCTTTATTTTCAGTCACTTGCAAGGATAGTGGTGGTATATCCTATCCGGTGTACCCTACTCCGACGGCGGCGTTTTGGGCGGTGTTTGCCTGCCCTATTGATAGTGGTTACTAAGTAAGCTATTTTAAGATTTACTAACTTGAAGGGGATGCAGCGTGATTTTCAAGCGGATCACCTCGACTATGATCGAGATCGACGGCGAAACATACATCAAGTATGTCAGCAAGGTTGAGCCTGCGCGCGACCTGAAGGCGCATATTCTGTCCGTGCTGAGCAGGTTCGGCAGTATGACAAAGGGGGTGTTAGCTAACAGGTGCCGGAAGTGGGATGCTTCGGATATTGAAGGGGCTGTTTCTGAGCTTATGGCTTCGGGCAGTGT